AGCGCTCGCGCTCGGGCTGCGATAGCTGCTGTCGTCGCCATGGCGGCCGGAGGCTATGTCCTGAAGCCGGGCGAGCCGCCAGTCTCGGCGGCAGTCGTTCTTGCCTCACAGGCGCTAGTCCAGCCTTGGGAGGGGCGGGCTCTCCGCGCCTACCTCGATACGGTTGCAAAGCCGCCCGTCTGGACGATCTGCGATGGCGATACTCAGAACGTTCGTCGGGGAATGGTTGAGACGCCGGCCGGCTGCGACAAGCGTCTGAGGCGCCGCATGACGAAAGAGTTCGAGCCGGCCCTTCAGGAATGCGTCGAAGGCTTCCACGACAAGCCGGTTTCCTGGCAGGCAATGATGCTCTCGCTCGCTTGGAATGTCGGCTCGCACGCGGCCTGCAAGTCGAAGGCTGCGGAGTACGGCAGGCGCGGTCTGTACATGGCGAGCTGTGTGGCCGCGACTGCGTTCAACAAGGCGGGCGGCAGGCTCATCATTGGCCTCGTCAAGCGGCGTGAGATGGGTGACGCAACCCGCATCGGGGAGGCTGAACTTTGCGTCAGCGGCCTCTCATGAACGGCCTCTACCAACTCCTCATCCCGATCATCAAGTGGACGCTCATCGCCGTGGGCTCCGTGTCGCTGGCGATTGTGGCCGGCTTTCTCATCTGGTGGCTGAAATGAGTAATGAACCCGAGAAGCGCAAGAAGGTCAGTTATATCGGCGTGCCGGCCGTGTTCAAGCTTGAATTGGCCTGCAAGCATCTGAACGACGCCTATGGCGGGTTCGGCTGCTATGTCGTCGGCAGCGCCTTGGAGCGGCCGGACTGGCGGGATGTCGATGTCGTCCTGATCCTTGAGGATAAGCAGTTCCGCCGCGAATTCCCGAACGTGCAGGACTTTAGTACTGGACTGTTCGAGTTCGATACCAAGTGGCTCCTCCACACTGTCGCGCTATCGGAATGGCTGAGTGCGCAAACCGGCCTGCCGATCGACTTCAAGATCCAGCCGCAGACCTGGGCCAATGACCGGCATCCTGGCAAGCGTCATCCGCACGGGCTGCGCTTCGCCAACAGGAGGCGCAGATGACCGCTCTCATCCTCTGGATAGGGCGGGCAACAGGCCTGTCCTCGCTGCTCTCTGCGGCCATCGCCTACATCGTCATTGCCGCGCTCGCTGGCGGCGCCCTGTGGGGCTACGGCCACCACAAATACAACGAGGGCTACTCTGCCGGCGCTTCTCATGAACGCATCGCCTGGGAAAAGCAGCGCGACAAGGATCTAGCCCAGCAGGCCGCCGACAAGAAGGCGACACAGGCCGAAATCGACAGATTGACGGCTGAGCTCCAACTTGACGCTCAGAAGCGCAAGGATGAGCAAGAGGACGCCGACCTGAAGAAGGCGCAAGACGCTTCCCCGACCAAGAAAAACATATGCCTGCCGCGCAATGTCGGTCGGGCGCTCAACCGGGTGGGCCGCTGACATGAAGGCTCTCGCGATTGCCATGACGCTCTCCTTGGCCGGATGCGCGTCATTCGACCGGCATTCCGTCTTGCCGCCGACGCCAGCCCATATCCCCGACATCCTGAAGCAGCCATGCGCCCGGCTCATCGACATTCCTGACCGCGACCTCTCGCAGGAGGAATGGAACAACCTCGTAGGCCAGATGCGCCGCTCTCACGGCGCCTGCATCAGGAAAGACGACAAACTCATCAAGGCGGCAGAAGCCCTTGAGAACCAAGGGCAGAAGCAATGACGGTGGACAAAGTGACGAATGTAATTGCTGCCGGCGCTGCCGTCTCGCCCTGGTGGATGCCAAGCCTCGCCGACGTGTCCCAAACCGCCGCGCTGCTTCTCCCAATCTTAGGTTGTGCCTGGTTGCTCGTGCAGATCATCGCGAAGCTGACGGGCAAAGACCAATGACCCCGCGTTTCGTTCTTGGCGTCCTAGTTCTTGCGTCCTTCCTCTGCCTAGTAGTCGTCCTCCTCCTCACCCTCAAAGGCTAAATCCCATGACCCGTGCTATCCTGAAGCCGGCCCTTTGGCTGGCCGCTTTGCTTTGTGCTGCCGTCTTCTCCGCTATCGGCATCGCTCACGCCGCCGACCGTTCCGAACTGGAAAAACTCCAGAAGGAAGTCCTTGGCGTTACGGTGCAACTCAATGGAAATTGCAGCGGCACCGTCATCTACTCGAACCGCGACAAGGTGAGCGGCGACGTAACCACGCTCATCCTCTCTGCGGGCCACTGCGCCATCGATAAGGATTCGGACCAGCGCATTGAATTCCCCGTCTACCAGGACAACGAAGTCGTGAAGAAAGACGCTTATGTCGGTCGCATCGATGGCGTCTACTACAAGGCTGATTTGTCCCTGTGGAGGTTGAAGGACAAGCAGACTTTTTTCCCCAATGTGGCGAAGCTGGCACCGGAGAAACCTACCTTGCTTATGGGCGAGGATGTGTGGACTGTCGGCTACCCGCTGGGTCTTGGCCTCACCGTGACAAGAGGCCTGTTCGCATCCAAGGAGACGAGCGACTTCGCGAAAGCTGGGACCGTCTACTACAAAGCCACGCCAGACATCGCGCCTGGTTCCTCGGGCGGGGCGCTCTATCACAAGAATGATGCAGGCGATTATGAACTGCTTGGTGTCACCACGGCAGGCATGCGAGGCTTCCCCTTCTACGGCCTTTACACTGGAATAGGCGACATCTATGCCTACCTCAGGGTAGCCGCCCCAGATATAGTTATTCCGGCAGACCAGAGGAAATAGGCGCCTGATAGGCAAATTCACCGAATGTGATTTTTGCCGCCGCCGCATATGCCGCCGCCGCCTCTTCCTTTGTGGCGTGACGCCCAAGGTACTGGTATTTTCCGGTCTGCCCTATAAAGGCGACCCATTTGCCGGCCTGGAAGTAAACACCCTTGAAACCACTCGTGTTCCTACTATTCACCCTCTGATTGGCCCCGTTTTGGGTGCTATCGGCTTCCCTGAGGTTGCTGATCGCATTGTTTGCCGGGTTATGGTCACTATGGTCGATGTGTTTTCTTGGCCATCTGCCATAGGTTATCAGCCACGCCAACCGGTGCTCGTATAGCCGTTTACCGGAAACAGCTACTATTCGGTAGCCCATCTTCATTTGGGCGCCGGCTCTCTTGCCGGAGTAATTCCGGTTCCACCATTCGCACCGAGCCGGCGTGTCGAAATGCTCTCGCGGCCTTTCCCGCCAAGTGAAAAACCCGGTCTCCGCGTCGTAATCGAATAGACTCCGAACATACTCTTGGGTGATGATTGGTTTAGCCATCTCGACCTCCTGACAGGTTGGGCTGGTTAGAACGCGTCGTCGGCCGGCATGCCTTCGGCGCGTTCGCTATTTGTACTCTGATAAAAGGAAAAATGCCATGAACATCTACGCATATCTGAAGGTGGTCGCCCCCGACATCGTGATCCCGCCCAAGCCATAGTTATTACCGCTTTCGCCATTCCGGTAACAGATCAACGGAGGCTGAAGCCTTGGTAGCAAAGCTCACCGAAGCGGAGATTCGGCGGCGCGTCGATGCCGTCAACTCCCATCCGACAATTAGGGCGGCTGCGAAGTCGCTCGGCATGGGCGCCAGCACTCTGGCACACACCATGGAATCGCTACGAAGCACGGGGCGCGTGCTTGATGGCACCGTGCAGCCGCCCGCACCCGAAGAATTGCGGGATGCGATAGAGGTAGCCGTCCCAACTCCCACCGAAGTCCGAGACGCCAATTTCTGGCGCAACAAAGCCAAAGCGGCAGAGGACCGGGCAGCAGAGAGTGAACATATCCTTCGTGAGATGGCTGGCATCTTTGAGCGTCCCCTATCGCTTCCAGAGTGGACTTTGCCGAGCAACGGAGAAATGGGCCGGGCGGTCGGGCTCATTCACCTATCCGATCTTCATTGTGGCGAGGTTGTTCGACTTGAGGAAGCCGCCGGCATCAACGAATACAACCCTGACGTTTTTAGGCGCCGTCTCAGGCGCATGATCGATGCATCGATTCGCATCCTTCCCCGCTGGTCATCGGACTGCGAACTGAAGGGTGTCGTCGTCGCGCTCAATGGGGATCTGATCTCCGGCGACATTCACGCTGAATTGCGAGAGACCAACGCGCTTACCTCTCATGAGCAAGTGGCTCTAGCGACCGATGAACTCGCTGCTGGTATCCGCAAATTGGCTGACCAGTTCGATGCTGTTTTAGTCACAGTGACGCCGGGGAATCACGGGCGCTCCACTGAAAAAACCCACGCCAAGCGCATGGCCGCTCTCTCCTATGACGTGATGATCGGCAATATCCTGGCGCGGGAGTTTGCCAACGATGCCCGGGTGACGGTCAACACCGCTTCGGGTGCCGATATCGTGTTTCCGCTCTTCGGCTGGTCCGTGCTTCAGACGCATGGCGATTCCATGGGCACGGGAGGCGGTCAGGGCTTTGCCGGGCCAGAACTGCCCATCGTGCGCGGCGGCAAGAAGATCAAACTCTCTGGTTTCGCCACAGGTGAGCGGTACGACATCATCCTTGTTGGCCACTATCACACATCATCGAATCCCGGAGCGGTGCTGGCCAATGGATCCATGATCGGGTTCAATGAATACGCCGTTCGCATCCGCGCTACGCCAGAGCCGCCGCAACAATGGTTGGCTTTGATTCACGAGCGCTGGGGCCTGAGAGAGCGCGTACCCGTGGTGCTTGAAGACCCGGAGCCGCCCCGCCGGCCCCGTATCCGTATCCCCGCTGGAATGAGTGCCGCAGCATGAGCGACAAGATTCGTATCCGCGTGTCCCTCGGGAATGACGGTCGAACGGCTGAATGGGAGTTGTTGATCAACGGGCTGAAGGTATGCGATCTCACTTACACGGAATTGCTGGAACATTGCCTCCAGGCCACGAGTTCGCTCCGATGGATCACGGGCCAACATCCGAAACCGTAGACGCTCTCGCCCGCCAGCTATTCCAAGCCTCTGATGCTGGCGGCGCTTGGGAAGCAGAGGATGAGGTAACGCGCCTCTACTATCGCCGGCTGGCTGCCAGTGCGCTATATCGCTCCAATGAGCAAACCCATCTACGAAGTCTCGATAGTCGAGAAGCAGCCCGACGGACGTAACGACATACGAGTCTTGCTCAAGACGACGGACCTGGAGAAGGCGAATTTCCTTGTGGGCTCGCTGGAACAGGATGGCGTAAAACCGCGCTTTGAGGTTATTCCGCCGGCAAGGAAGAAGCGGTAGGAAATTTGGGGAGCCAATGAGTAGGCTGTGGGCCATAGGCGCACCACTCGCCATTCCTGAACTTTGCCGTCCAAATGCCGTCTATGCATCTTGACCGTAACGGATAGGTGACCGAACCGCCAAACAAGTCTGACATCTTGCCAGCAAGGACTTCTGTGCCGTCTCGTGGCGCGCTATTGATGTTCTGCCATTTCATCCTTAGGAACCTAACCGTCTGCCCGTTCCATTTGCTTAACTATGCGCCGAAGATATCGCGCAATCCTAATGTGCCACTCGTCGTTGCCGGCCTCATCATGTTCGGCTGCCTCCGCCTGAAGAATGGCAATGCATCTATTTCGTTCGGCAAGAACAGGGTCGGGCTGAGGGCGTTGGTTAACGTGGTCGCTATCCATCAGAAAAATCTAGCATTTTTTGGCGATTTACGCTACATTATTTCTATTCATTCCGCATTACCTTTTCCGCCACAGCACCGGCACTGTCTTGGTCTTGCTATCGTACAGGCCAGTCTTTGCCGTTTCGATGATGCGGCCGCCCTGCCTAAGCTGGACCAGGCTGTAGGTTTTATGCCCCAAGCAAGCCTCGAAAGCTGCCTTTGCTGCCGAGAAGATATCCACCTCACCGATCGTCTCGATGATGGCATCTGTCTCATCGACAACGTGGATCTGATAACTGTAGTCGTGAATAGCGCGGCTTCGTTGGCCCATCGAGGCTGCTCCTGAGAACGTCCGCCCCACCCGTGGAAATTATTCCTATGGGAGGAGGTCAGGAGTCAAGAGACGAACCTGGCGGTGAACTTCACATCGAGCCACCATGCGTCTCCCTTGCGCACAAAACTAACGGCTTCGACCATCTTCCCCTTCCACTTTTTGCCAGGCTCCATTTTCGGCCGCACGCGGTAAACGCAGTCGAAGTCGTCGGGTGAGCCTGTCTGGTCGTCTGGATGACACCATGGCACGTCAAGGTGCAGATCGTAGTGGGCTTCTTTCCCCACCAGCGCCAACATGATGGTGCTTTGGCTTCTCACCTCAGCGCGGGCCAAGTCCATGCCTGTCCAGACAGGGCTGCTCTGGGCGTAATGGCTTCCAAGAACCTCGCATGTCATCGCGTCGACTGGCAGCAGCATCGTCTCATCTCCTTACCAAAACCCCAGTGATTCCCCAACCACCTTCACCACGCCAACCAGGATAATAGCCGGGGCTGCTATCCTTATGATGGTGAGGATGATGCGGAGGCCGGATGGGGAGCGGGTCATGGTACCTCCTGATACGAAAGCAGATGGAGGCTTCTAGCCCGAAGGTAGGCGGCGGTCATGGGCACACCAAAGCGCTCAGCGCATCGATGGATCGCTGCAATATCTCCTAATGTGAGTTTGTCATCCTTGAACTGCGCGCGGCCATCAGCTTCGATCTTGTCGAGCTTGGCTAGTTCCTCATCAAGCGTCATTTCGCTTCTCCGTTCCGATCCTGGCGGATGGCGGTGCGAGCCGCACGATCCACAGTCGGGTGATCTAGATCGACCTCCCAGCAAATGCAGTCCTTCGGCTCTCGCGGGCAGCGTTCCTCCGGATCGTCGGCGCCGGGGCATTCCGTCTTGGGCATCTCGCTCATGGCTGGTTTAGCTCCTGTTCTGAGGCGGCACCACGTTTCATGCTCTGATTCCAACGGTAATACGTGGCCCGGCTGATCCCATAGAGTTCCCACGGTCGCGTTTGCGTCAAACTGGTTTCTTCGTACTCCTTGCGAGGCATTGAGCCAGCTTCGCGCCGTTTTGCCATTGCGCGCTCGCGGTCCATTTTGCGCTTGCGTTCGGTGGCCTCAGCCATTTCCAGTTCTCCTTGGCACGGTGAGAGGGGAGGTCAGTAGCCCATCCCCAGTTCTTGCGCTTGGTCTGCCAACTCCTGCATCGCAGCCTCTCGCATCCGCCTTTCATAGATGGGCCATGGCTCAGGCGCGGTCACCGCAACCTTCTCCACCAGCTTCGGCTCGGGCAGACTGTCGATGTAGGCAAGCAATTCCGCCGAGCGCCTGAACCATTCTCCGCGAACGCGATCGGCGGCAAACCGCTGGTGAAGCTCGACCTCTAGATGGGCGCCAGCGGGGACGGCTTTCAGAAGCCTCAGTTCATAGGGACAATGCGCTCGCATGTTCACCAGCCGGGTGTGGATGTTGCTGAAAACACCGATCTTGATGTGACGCTCGGCGCACTGGCATTCGATGAAATAGAGGTCAGTCGGGATCTTCACGTCCGCGTCTAGTCTCTTGGCAGGAAGACGGCGCATTTCTCACTCCGAAAAGGTGCGGCACTCAGGGGGAATTCCGTAAGCTTTTTTATGAGTCCTACGGTATCAGAAATCAGGCACTGTTTCCACTTTAGCTTCTGTTTTCATTGCGAAATTCGCTTCCGCAAACCGAATGTGTCAAATTTAGAGCCTGCATTCTAAGGGCTTATTCCCGCTTATTTTTTCAGGCTCGATCCGGAAACTAACCGAGGTGCGGTCTTCGAGTTGTTCGCAATGCGTTCTGCGGCGGCCTTCGCGAGACGCGCTTTGTCGGCCTGTTTCGTATAGACTTCGGCCATCGCCAGCTTCGACCAGCCGAACATCGCCATAAGCTCATGAGGGGTCGCGCCGTTGTTCGCGGCGATGGTCGCGCCAGCCTTGCGGACGCCGTGGGCTGTGCATTCCTCGCTTAGCTCCGCCTTCCTAGCCTGGCGCTGGAACCACTGGCTGAACGACTGCCCGGTATGGAACGGCTGGCCACGCTTGTTGGTCAGGAAGATCATTTCTCCGGTCGGCGTCGCATCGATCGACGCTTGCAACTCGGCGAAGATAGGAAGCTGAAGGCCAGTCTTGTTCTTCTGGGTGCGGATCGTCAGGATGCCGTCCTTGACGTTCTGCCGGCCAACGGTGATGACATCTGAGCGCCGAAGGCCGGTGAAGAGCAGAAGATCCAATGCGAGACGCGGCTTCGTGCCAACGGGGTGCTTGGCCCGGAACTGCGCCACCTCATCCAGCGTCCACGTGTGATGCCCTTTGATTTTGTCCTTGCGGCGGGCAACTCCGTCACATGGGTTCGTCTCAAGCAGATCGTGCGACACCGCCCATTTGAAAAGCACCGACATGGCGACAAGGAAGTTGTTGGCACCGTGCGGCGTTTTGGCTCGGCGGTCCATCGCCTCCTGAATGTGCTTGCGCGTGATCCTGGCAAATTGCTTGTCGCCAGCATCCTTACATACAGTCTTCAAGATGTAGTCCCGCGCGGTCTGGCTTGTCGGTGCCAGTGAAGCGAAATGACCGCTGGCCTTGTAGCGACCGACCAGCCACGCCAACGTGCCTTCCTCAGCCTTCTTGGGTTTATCTACAGCGACCCCGGCTAATGCGTTGGCATAGGCCGCCAGATATTCGGCTGAGCCGTAGACGCCGGGAAGACGGATGCGCTTGCCGCCCGGCCTTCGGAAGTACCATACGGTCTTTCCGTGGCGCGTGACTTCCTTGCGTTCAAACAGGCGACGGCGGCGAGGCATGTCCTCGGTCAAAGCCGGATGTCCTCCGCCTCGTCAATTCGCCGCTCGGGCTGTGCATAGTCTATGGGGACAAGTCGGACAAAGACGTCGCCTATCTTGACTTCCGCGATACAGCCGGCCGCAGCGGCGCCCTTGGCGAGCGCCGTTACCTGTTTCTGCTTGAGCGGGAGCGGCCTGCTCACTTCCCATCCCCCTCTGAGAGAGCGGTACGGCCGGCTTCGGTGATCTGCAGGGTCGATCCGTATTTGCCATAGAGAAATTCGGCGTATCCGAGGGCAACCAGTTTCTTGGCTGACGCGTAGTCATGGCTGACGTGCTGGCGCTCATCCGATATTTCGATCAATAGGCAGTATTGCGGCTTGGTCAGCTTCATTCCCCGCTCCCCTGCAAAGCGCGGCTGGCACGAGCGAAAACGACCGCTGCGGTATCCCATTCAACTTGGGAGGACTTGAGCGATCGGATATGCTGCGCGCCGACGTTCTCGGCGCCCATTTGGTCTATGTTGAAGGCTGCATTCGCCAGCATTACGCCGGCACGCTCAAGCCCCGTTGCGGCCTCCAGTGCCTCTTTGTACCGCTTCTCAGCCTCACTGAGGCGGGAGAGTTCGGAGAGGATCGCCGACACGCCAGCAACCGTGAACATGGCGCGCTCGCGGTCCTTGTGCTTTTCGACGTGGGCGCGGATGGCCGCGATCTGGTCGGTGTCAGCCATGGGCGGCCTCCGCGAGCGCCGCGATGGCCTTCACGCATTCTTCGCGGCTATCGAAAAGCCAGACCCTCTTCTCCTTGATGACGTGGGCGTAGCGGGCGCCAACCTTCGCCTCGATGCCGAATTTTTCGACAAGGTTCTTGGTATCTATCCAGGTGTGAACGCGGCACTTCTGGCCGGGGTGAACTTTGTGCGTGACGTAGAGCTTAGCCATTATCCCGCTCTCCATTGCTCAGTGCGGGGGACGCGGCGCGATCCAGCCTCTCGATTTCGGCAACGATGAGGGCGCCAGCCTTTACCAGATCGCGTCGGCGGTTGGTCGGCTTAAACCATTTGCGGTCCCATGGCCAATAGTGGTCAATTATCGCCTGCAGATAGTCGTTGAGCGAATAACCTTGGTATGCGTTTCGATAGTCGGTGGCGCCTGAGCCGGCGATCAGGGCATAGATGCCGGCTGCGCATGCCATCTCGCCTTCGCTGTGGCTGTCGTCATGATCGATCGTCCAGCCTTCGGCGCTTATCTGCCGCTGGCGTTCCGCCGTGATGTCATCCAGCGCGCCCCGCACCATCCCCGGCACCGATACGGCGAGGGCGGCGGTCAAGAACGCCTCAAGCGCAGCATTGGTGCGGTAGCGAATGCCATGTACACCGGCCAGCCGAGCAACTTCCTTCCAGTCGCTGACTACCACTTTCTTGGAGGCGGGAGCAGGGTGGGCGGCGGCTGTGCACGTCGGGCAGACGCTATCCATGCCGTTGTGCCGCTGCCATGAACAGGGCGATATAGCCGAACAGCAGCGCGCTTCAGATGAAGCAGCGCGGTCACGCCAGCGGACAATCTCGGCACCTTGCCTTGCAAGCGTGCCGTTCATCGCTTCCAGTTCGTCTGCAGCCTCGATAAGCTTTGGGGATATCTCGTCGGCCACAGGCCCATCTGTTGCGAGATATATTGCCTGTGAGGCCTTCCTGAGCCATCGGGTCAGGTCTGTCGGCTCAGCACTGTCGGCGGGAGCGGCGAGAGCCGAGAGGTACGACAGTGCGACTTTGGCGAGTTCGTTGACGGTCTTCTGACCGTGTTCCTTGATACAGTTGCCGGACGCATACTCAATTGCCTCTAAGCAATCACGAATGCCCTTGACCGCCACCGGCTCGCCCGCTCTGGTTATGGCGGCTTCGGAGCGGTCGGGAGTGCGGGTGTTCCAGTGAGCGATGGCCGCCTCATCGCTCTCAAATTCCTGCGTGAGAACGAGGCAGCGATCGGCGCACGCGACCCATGCGTTGAGTTTCGGGTTTTCAGGATGCGCGCGCCACAATTCGGCTTTGCCGCCACATAGTGGGCATGGCTTAAGCTCTTCCGTGACCCGGCTCATGATGGCTCCTTATTGGTGAGGAAGGCGCGGGCGCGGCGGAAATCTGCCATCGAGACAGCGCTGCCAAGCGAACCGCCGATGTTGAAATGGTCGTGGTCCCACCCGGGATTATGCTCGGCAACGAATTCAGCGGCGGCAGCGAAAGGCTCGATCACCTTCCTCGCCTCGTCCACCTGCTTCTGCAGGGCGAGAACGGAGGCTTCGGAGCGCTCGGTTTGGGCTCTTGCTTCGGACAACGCAGCCTTGATAGGCTCCGCGCCGTGCCAGTTGCCACGTTCGCCTGTGCCGCCAGAAGCGGCTTGGTACGCCTCGTTGATAGTGGCATTAGCCGCGCGCGCCTCGCCAGCGTGAATCTGCGCTTCAAGCTTTAGCCGGTCTGCTAGCGCCTTCGCCGCTTCCAGTTCCGCCCGCATGGCGGTGAGGCGAGCGGCGGCTTCGGATGCATACGCCAGAAAATCGCCATAGCTAACCCATCCGCCATCGCGGGCCGGCTCTATGCCGACGTCATAGCCGGTAGCCTTGTAACGCGCGATCGACGCGGTGCGCCGCTCGACAAGCGATGCGGGGGAGGATGTGTCGGTCATGGTTTGGGCCCCCAGCTACGTTCAGCAGTCGTGTCGACAGGATAAGGATCGTCATTCGAAACCTCGCCCTGAGAAGCGGTGGCGAACTTGGGAGAGCCAAAGCGCTTGTCGAAGATGGCCTGCGCCTCCGCTGCTGTCTCAGCCTCAACTTCCACGCTGCCCTCAATGCGCCAATCGATCATCCATTTACTCATTCCTGCACCTGTGCGGTTGAACGAAGGATGTTCTGGACAACGGCGCGCATCGCCAGCCGCTCATGATCGAGCGCCGCAACTCGCTCGGTGAGCTTGTCAGGGAGCGACGTGGTGACATTCTGGGCCGCGTTGTCCATGCGGTCCCATGCTTCTGCGAGAAGCATAAGCTCGACCTTGGTCATTCCTGAAACCTCCGGGTTGAGGCGAAGCCGCGCGATTGAAGCTTGGCCTTTGAGGGTGGATAGACGCCGAGGTGCTTCGCGCGAATCCGGTCGGCCTTCTCGCGCAAGGCGTTCTCATCTGCGGTCTTCTGCTTGTGCGGATCGACCAGCGCCGGCGCCAGGTTGCGCTCGCGATTCTCGCCGCCTGACCATAGGGGCTTGATGTGTTCGGCCTCCCACTTCTCGCCGGGGCCGATCTTCCTCTTGCTGATGTGGCATATGCCGTTGTGGCGCAGGAAGATGCGGGCAAGCACGGTTGCCGGCGGCTTTGAGTCCGGCGTCTTGCCGATCCATTCCTTGACGCTGCGGCCGCCGTTGGGGTCTTCGATCTTCATCAGCGCTGCCCCACGGAAGCCCGCAGAGAGGCGTTCGTCGCCTGCCGCAACATTCCGACCATCGGCTTGAACTCGCGCTTGTGCGCCCTCCTGTCGGCGATCTGGGATAGGAGCGCGGCCCGCTGGTGCTCCGCTGTCTTGAGCAGGCGTTCGGCGCGCTTGCGCTGGCGCCAGGCGAGGAAGAGGGAAAGCGGGTTCATCAGAGCATGCTCCTCTGCGGCGCCGGCTTCGGTTCAGTCGGTATGATTTTGTTCTTGCGCCAGTCGAAGAACCCGAGCGCGCCCTTGACCTGGATGAAGGGCACCGGGCGCTGATTGGCAAGGACGAAGCCATAGCGTCCGACGAACCACGGGTTATCCGATCTGGTCACGCAGTCGACGATGTCGGCCACACCGACGATGCCGCCGGTTTGCCAATCGGGCGGCGTCGGAATGTCGATGATGCGGTCGGTGACAGGATGGCGCTGCACCGACAGTGACAAGTCGCAGGACTCGTCTATGCGCTTGCCTGCATGGATGGCGACCGGGCCGCGATAGCGCGTCGGCCAGTCGCGATTTTCGATGGCCTTGTGCCGGTTTATGATGAGCCATGCCCACGGCTGCATGATCGACAAAGCTTTGGGCGGAAGGTCGTCCATCACGCGATCTCCTTCGGCTCGCAACCCGCTATCCCCGCGATCAGCGCCAGCGTGTCAGCCGCGCTCGCCTCGCCGAAGCAGACCAGTTTGCATCTCGAGTTGATGGAATTGGCCTTGTCGCGCGCGGCCTTGCTGATGGTGGCCGGCGTCAGGTTATCGCGGATGCCGGTCATCTGGTTCTTGAGCACG